CCTGTCCGCAGACCGTTCTATGCCACAGACCTGCTTAAAATAATCCATTTTGAGGCACTTATTACGTCCATAGCGGCGTTTGATATGGCAGAAGGTAGGCAAGTATCAACCGAGGATAAAAAACGGCTTAAAACGGCTTTTACGCGAATTAACGAAGCAATAGGATATTTATGAACGAAAGCAAGCTAATTGAATTAGGATTCTCTGAAGTAACACCAGGATTTTGGCTAGGTAGTGTTTTTTCAATTAACAGGTTGTACCAACTAGGGAGAGATGATGAGTCTGGAGCAGAGAGCAGCGGAGTTAGACGAAGCGAGGAGACTGAGGATAATCAAGTCTGACTCGATTGATGTAGAGAAGTATCTACATTCAAACGACGTAACGATAAAGGTCAAACAGGCTAGAGATTTCCTAGATGCAATTAAGGAAAGCTATCTAAATGAGTCGAGAGATACAAAAATCCTACTACCTTGGACTAATACGCACAATTCTTTTGCGTTTAGACCCGGAGAAGTCACGGTCTATGCAGGTTCTAACGGTGGTGGTAAGTCGCTGTTGACCGGACAAATCGCGCTGCATCTAGTGAAACAAAAGCAAAAAGTGGTAATAGCGTCGTTTGAAATGAAACCGCAAAAGACGTTAGAAAGGATGCTGCGACAGTTCTCAGGTGAGTATGTAGATGATCCGTTAGCGTCGGATCGTGAGGCTTACATCACTAAACTTCTAGGAAGATTAGAGAAGTATACGGCTGATTCCTTATACCTTTACGACCAGCAGGGTACGACTAGCCCGGACAAGGTTATCGCTATGGCGAGATATTGCGCTATGGAATTAGGTGTACAGCACATTTTTATCGATTCCCTGATGAAATGCGTCAAGAACGAGGATGACTTTAACGGTCAGAAGAACTTTATTGACGAGATAACTGCTTTGGCTAGGGATCATAACGTCCATGTTCACTTAGTCCACCATATCCGCAAGCAAGCCTCAGACGAGGTAACACCGAATAAGAACGACCTAAAAGGCTCTGGTTCTATTAGCGATCAGGTTGATAACGTCTTTCTTGTGTGGCGCAACAAGAAGAAAGAAAACCAGCGAAACCGTGGCGAAACTGTGGACGAATCTCAGGGCGATACGTTCTTAATGAACGAGAAGCAGCGTAACGGAGAGGCTCAGGAGTGGTATCAGCTTTGGTATCACCAAGCTAGCCAGCAGTTTGTTGAATCGGCAGGATCAAGACCTATGGACTTTGACAACAATGGACGTTTTAGAGACTGAAAGACATCGATGCGAGGTTAGGCAGGTACTAGCTTGGAGAGCAGCAGACAGGGATTCAGCGTTACGGTATCTGAGCGTTGTTAGGCAGAAACGTGGGCATCAAGCTGCTGACCAGCTAGAGGCTGACTGTAAATCTCAATGGGGATTAGGGAACCGAGGCAAGAAGGGGGATTGGCGTGGATAGAGATGACATTATCCGCATGGCGCGGGAAGCTGGAATTGGTTGGCTTGAAAGAGCTGAGGGCATATCTGAATTTCTTGAACGATTTGCCAACCTAGTCGCAGCAGCAGAGCGCGAGGCGTGTGCAAAGGTAGCTGAAGATATGGGCAACATAGACGGAAACATGAACAAAACATGGCGAAACGGATGCTTTGACGTTGCGTTCGCTATCCGCGAGAGAGGTACTGGTAAAAAGCTGTTAGACGAATTATTGCTGGAAAGAGGCAACAATGGTCTTTAAGAAGGTGGACACAAACCAGACGCAGATCGTCAAGGAACTCCGGCGGGTAGGCATGGATGTTCAGCACTTACATGGAGTCGGTCAAGGATGCCCGGATATTCTTGTGGGCTATCGTGGCAAAAACATTTTGTTAGAAATAAAGAAAGACGAGAAAGCCAAGCTGACACCGGATCAGGTTATCTGGCACTCAGTCTGGAAGGGTCAGGTAGCGGTAGTGTCGAATCCACAGGCTGCGATTAAGGCTGTAAGAGTTGCTTGTTCGGAAACTATTGAGGAATGATTCTTGATAGAAATATTTATATTGAGAAATATGAGATATGAGAGTTAATCTTACGGATGAGGAACTATTTATTTGCAGGACGTTAGGCGTTATGAGGCGTTCTGTAGCGATGAAAAATGTAAAAGACCAGCAAGTAGGAAATGATTGCGTTTGGTCAATAGATATTGATGGTGTAGTTGCTGAATACTGTGTAGCGAAAATGCTAAATGTTTGCGTTGATTTGTCAGTTAGCCCAAGAAACGGCGGTCATGATTTGGTTTCTAAAGGGAAAACGATAGATGTAAAGTCAACAAGGCATAAAAACGGCAGATTGCTTGCGACGTTAAAGAAAAAAGATAGTCCTTGTGATGTGTACATATTGGCTATTGTTGATGATGGTGGTGCTGATGTTGTTGGATGGGAATATGGAGAAAGCCTATTCGATGACAAAAACAGAATAGATTTAGGGCATGGCGTTGGATATGGAATCCAACAAAATAAATTAAGAAAATTTAGATAAATATGAACTCAATCGATCCTCACGAAGCAATCAACTACATGATTAAGAACGCTAAAGCCTATGCTCAAGCTAAGGCTGAGGTGACTTATCTGGAGGAGTTTCGTAAAAGCAAGAAAGCTATGTTATTCAGTTCTGCTATCGGCAATACGGTAGCGGATCGCGAGAATCAGGCATACAGCCATCCAGATTACTTAGCGGTGCTAGATGGGCTTAAAGCGGCTGTAGAGGAGGCTGAGAGGCTGAGATGGATGTTGGTAGCAGCACAGGCTAGGATCGATGTCTGGAGGTCGCAGGAGGCTTCTAATCGTGGTTTAGACCGTATAACTCAATAGGTGATGATATGAACGAGATAGATGATTCAGATTTGGCGCAATGTTGCTCTTGTGGTTACGTTGATGATTGGGTAGAGATTCCCGGCGGTCATTGTGCGGTAAGTGGCGAGAGTATGTATTACTGTCCTAGCTGCGATGAGGTGGATAATATGGCTGATTACGATCCTGAAAGAGCCAAGCGAATCGATGAAAAAAAGCGACAGAAAATACCTAGCTAAAGTGGCTGACTTTGGGTGCATAATCTGTTATAAAAATGGTTATTCCGGCACTCCAGCAGAGATTCACCATGTTCGAGGTATGGGGCTAGGAATGGGAGTTCGGAACTCTCACGACAATGTTTTGCCGTTATGTCCTGAGCATCACAGGGGCAATACTGGCTATCATGGGCTTGGTCGTAAGGCTTTTGAGCGTCGATATGGTGTGACTGAGGCAGAGCTTCAGGACGAACTGATGGAGTTGCTAAATGAAAAAGATGAGTAAAGCCCAAAAGAAGGTCGGTAAGGTCATGGGTGAGTACAAGGAAGGCACTCTCCATAGCGGTAAGGGTGGCAAGGTTGTTAAGAACCCTAAACAAGCGATTGCCATTGCTCTTAGCGAGGCTGGTATGGCTAAGAAAGGTAAGAAATGAAGCCCGGACTCTATGCCAACATTCATGCCAAGCGTAAGCGTATAGAAGCTGGCAGCAAGGAAAAGATGCGTAAGCCGGGATCAGAAGGTGCGCCGACTGCTAAGGCTTTCAAAGAAGCGGCTAAAACTGCTAAGGGGAAGAAGAAATGATGAAGAACGGAAAGAAGATGTCTGACAAGGAGTTGCTAAAGCAGTATCTTGAGGACGAGAAAGAGAAGAAAAAGAACGGTGTGAATGAGATAGAGATTGAAATCAAAATCCCTATGGGCAAAAAGAAGGGTAAAAAGAATGGCGATTAAGCGTGGTTCGGAGGAATTTGCTGGCTATAACAAGCCTAAGAGGACTCCGAGTCATCCTACGAAAAGCCATGCTGTTCTCGCCAAGCAGGGGGAGCAGGTCAAGTTGATTCGATTCGGTCAGCAGGGTGTGTCAGGTTCTCCGGCTAGGGAAGGTGAATCTAAGTCAGAGGAAGCCCGTCGAAAGTCGTTTAAGGCTCGTCACGCCGAGAATATCCAGAAGGGCAAGATGTCTGCTGCGTATTGGGCAAACAAGGTTAAGTGGTGAGCCACCAGAGCCAGCTAGACTTTGTAGCGATGGTAAAGCGTCGCTTTCCTCAATTCTTTTCCGATAAGAAAGTCCTAGAGGTAGGTAGTCTGGACATTAACGGTTCAGTCCGTCAGTTCTTTGAGAACTGTGAATATCTTGGGGTTGATCTAGGCGAGGGCAAAGGCGTTGACCTTGTTGCCAACGGAGAAGATTTAGACTTTCCTGACAAGAGTTTCAACGTAGCAATATCCTGTGAGTGTTTCGAGCATAATCCTGAGTGGGTCAAGACGTTCGAAAACATGGCTAGGATGGCTTCAGGGATCGTCATCATGACTTGTGCTACGACTGGCAGGGCAGAGCATGGAACGAGGCGTACAAGCCCACAGGATGCGCCATTTTGCGGTGATTACTACAGGAACCTAACGGAACAGGATTTCTTAGAGAACTGCGATATGGACAGATTCCTACATTACGAGTTCAGCAGTAACTCTAATCCGGCA